AGTTTATCGTGAAGACAACAATGGAAAGGTTACTCACCAGTATCGATGGTATGCTTTTTATTAAGAATGTACCGATCATTTACGGTCCGAATTAAGGGGAGCATCAAACTCCCCTTTTTTACAATATCCGGATAATATTCCCCTTCTCATCAACCTCAGCCATCTTCGGAACAAAGTTCGTCTGACGATTCTGAACCCGACGAGTAAATACCTTCCGCTGAAGTGAATCATCATTCAAATTTGTAGGCTCATACTTAGCATGGCTCATAGCGTTGATATACGCAAAAGTTGTACTGAACAAAACGTCATCATAATCGTATCGCATATCCGCTGCCTGATACCTCGTCTGACGATGTGTAGAGGCACTATTCAAGTCTTTCTCCACAAACGTCTCAAACTGCTTCCATAACCATGGAATATCCAAATTGGCTGCATGGCAATCTACCATCTCTTGCATCTTCCCCAAAATCCTTGGTGCAGTATCAACCTTGTTAGCCAATCCAAACCACTTTCCATTCGGTTTCCGGAAGTACTCAGGACTCAAACTCATATTCGAAACAATGTTCCGCTTGAAGCCCAACTGTTCCTGAAAATCCAAATACATATCGCCAATGTTGTTCTCGATCAGTTCCGGAATACCTTCCGTTCCCTTCGGATCATAGTACAGCCTCAACAACAAACACTGCAAATACGAGTTCTTGAAGTTTCGATCACGAGTGAACACCGTTGCTGCAATACTATTCGTAAGAGCATCCCAAACACTAGAACTCATCTTCGAGTGACCAGTCTCAGAGTTGATAGGGTCAGTTCCTTGGAAGAACCTCCACTTCCAGACCTCTCCCTTTGCCGGATGGGTGCGGATGCAAACAGTCGTGTTCACATCGAACTCATCCTTCGTTGGCACAAACTTCGCCCCAATAATCCGGTACGGAACGAATAGATCCGGCTTAGGTTGCGAGTAGTCCAAGATAGGCTCGAAATATCCCCAAGTAATCTTGTCCTCCGTGTAAATCCTTTCACCATGCTCGATACAAGTGGAAATCGGAATCATCGTCCGCGCCTTACGCAAGAACATGTGTTCAATAACGATCGGGTACGCCTGATAGAACTGTACCTTCGCCACATCCGCGTTCTGACTTTCTTGATTCATCACATACGCACGAATCTCCTTGTCAAGATACTCCTTGGTGACTCCTGGACGTGCATACGCATTAAAGAACAATGGAATAATGCCATACTCGTAGTTACCTGACCTCCACTCTTTCATACATGCCTTAAACTCCTGCTCGAAAACAGCACCTCCCTTATCCATTTCCCCTCCGGTTCCCCAAGCTAGGAATTGTTGTTGCATAAATAGTTTTCCGGTCTTCGGATTGTACTTTAATAATGCCGGTCTACCCTCACGCATCATCTGTCCGAATATTGCAAACAAACCAATCTCATCGACCATGACCAATGAAGGTGATCCACCATTAATCGCATCTACTGCCGGTGGAACAACTTGGAACTTAGAACCGGCACCATCATCACGACCCTTACGATTTCCTTTTTTATCAAAAGCCATCGTATTTTGTGTCCAGTTCTTAACATCCCTCGCAATATATTCAGGAATCTTTGTAAACGCCCATTTTACCTTGTCATCAAAAATCTCCTTACCCTTGGAGTCGGAATGGGTAATAAACTTCGCGAAATAAGACTTATTGAGGTTTACCCTCTTCATACCGGCTAACGTCAATGTCGTAGTAAAACCTACCTGACGTGCCTTACCGATCATCATGGAGTATCCACAATCGAAAAGGAATAGGAGTACCTGCTGTGGCTCCCATGCGATATACGGAATAGATCCACCTTCAGCGGTGTCCTCCTTGATTCGTCCGTACTTATTACAGAAGTAAAGGGTATTGTCCTTGCAGCGTTCAATCTCTTCGATCAGCCAATGAAGTTGGTCTTCCTCATTATCGTAATCATCAATCTTTGTCGGGTCCATCAACCACTCGTTCGCCTGTCTAACGTACAGGTTGAATGGCTCATATTCCTTCTTGTTTTGCCAACCGGAATTTATACTATTGATCCAATCTACAAATTCCTGTGGATAATCGAATTGCTCGTGCTTCGGCTTCCAGTCTTCTGTTTTAACAGGGGGCAATAAACCCCCTTTAGTCAAAACATTCATCATACCTTAGAAGCGATAACCGTGTCGTGCCTTAATACCTTTGTCAGCCAAACGATTGTTTCGTTCAGCCATCTCTTTGTTGTACCCTGCGTAATCGCGCTCCTCTTTGTACTTACGCTTCCAAATACGCTCATCCTTACGATCAACATGATTTTGGAAAGCCTCAGTATTCCCGATAGCTGCGACTAAAGACTTACGCTTTCTCGTGCTACCAACGGTAACGCCACTAGCATTAGCCTCATGCTTAGTTACTTTATCCTTTTTCTTTTTCTTTTCGTCATCAAACATCATGATCCCTGATTTTTGTCAAAGTTACCAAAATCATACATGTCCTTACTCTCACATGGCATCTGCCCGTAATCGTTCGATAACAAGAATAAGTACTTCATCTGACAACGGAAATAAAATCCAGGATTCACCATATACATGAACGTATTCCGAATCTTCTTCCTGCGGATGTAGTCGTTTTCCAACAACTCCTTGATACCGTAAAGCACATACCGATCAGAAACACCGGTAGCTGCCTTAATATCCCGAATAGTCATGTTGTACACCTTGTTATCCCTACGCATCTCACCAACCATCATCACCAAAACCTTCAGTGTGTAAGGCTTGATCTTTGTCAAGTTGGCAAATGACTCAATGAAAACACCGGCATAGCGCATTTTCTTTTTCCGGAATATCTCCTTTACCACCTCATTCACATCGTCGCGCCAAAACTCAGCTACCGGATGGAAAACACCGTACTTATCCTTCCAGTAAAGAATCAAATCATCCCTGTACTGCGGAACAATGTCTTTTTCTGCCAAAATAATATCCAACGATAGCGTATGCCCCTTGGATGATACTATGGTCTTACCCTCGCCTTTTGTGTATCCCTCTTTCATTTATGATCTTGTTTACGTTATGTTGTACCCTGATCAAATAACTCTTCCTCTTTTTGAAGTGTATCGTCTCAAAATGCATTATTCGCTCCAAAGCATCACGAAACTCCAAGATATTCAAGTTGTCCTTGAGTTGATTGCACTCCGTACATGCAGGAAGCTTATTCTCATTTGATAAAACACCACCTCTCTCACGGGGAAAAAGGTGGTCTTTACTCCTATTATCAGGAGTCAATGTTGTATTGCAATAGGCGCAAACCGATAGATTCACGCCTTTTTTTGAGTAATCCACTACTTCTCAGGTGTGAATTTCAATGAATCGAAAATTGCTACCGGAATAACGATGCAATGTCCTTTCTTGTCGTAAGAACAGTTCTGAGAAGGAACGTAACGAACCTCACCGCCAAACTCAAACCCGATGTACACCGTGTCACGGATCTTCTTCTCGAAAGGCTCAACACCCTTGTCCAATTTCAATTTGCAAGGCTCTTCTTCAGTAGCCACTTCCTCAGTAGTTTCCTCTTCTGATCCTTCAGTAGCAGCCACTTCTTCCGGTGCTTCTGATTTCTCAGGGGCTTTTTCTTCTACTACTTCCTCAGCAGGAGTTTCAGTTACCTCTTCCGTAGCTTCAGGTGTAGTAACCACAACCTCTTCAGTTTTTAACACTTCCTCAGTAGTTTCTTTTTTGGAATTTTTCTTTGCCATAACAATGTTTTTAAAGCGTAAATATACTGATTTTAACCAAACTATAAAACAATCGAACTGAACTCAAATCGCGAGAAAAACGCCATGAAATCAAGGAAGTTGCCATCGAATAGATCGTGGTCCGGATTACGGTAGTAGTAAGGCATTGCCTTAACCAAACTGTTCCATGCCACTTCCATAGTTCTCCACGAATCATCCATGCACTTCATGAAGTATTCAGAAAAACCTTCCCTCACAAAATGCTGATCGAACTCCTCTTTATGGAAGTACTTATGCTCAGTACATGGGCTGCTCATAACCCTCCCATCTTCAAATTCCGCAAATGGATACAGAAACCCTGTCTTGTACCCGTGGAAGTCCTTCACGCATCGGAATCCCTCCAACTTAACCTCATTCTTCATTGATCACTTTTTTAGTTCGTTTACGCACAAATGGCTTACGCTTGTTTCTTGGTATTTCACGGCACTCACCGTTCATGTACTCCTTATCAATCAGTATGTGGTACCCTATTGAATCAACATACTTCAAAAGCCCCTCGTAAACTATTTCCGAATCACCGATCGTAGATGTTATCTGAACGCGGTCGTTCATGAATAGTTGGGTACCATCCTTGTCTTTTATTCCAGGAACAATATCCCAATTGATCACCTTGACCTTTTTGGGGTTGAAGATTTTATCGGAGCCTTTATCGATGAGTTTGTGAAGGGAGATAATTTTGTAGGAAACCGACCCCGTTTTGAGGTCGGCTATCTCAAACCTTATTTTGTCAAATTTTTCCATTAGTCGATGAACTTGTATTCGATTTTTCGGATGTGTTTGTAGAAAATACCTTGAGCTTTATACGGATATAAAAGAGATTTGTCCATAAATTCTAATTCAGATATAAAAAACTTTCTGTTTTTCGAGTCAAAACATTCTTCTTTATCCGCAAACGCGTACACCTCGCCAATCTCGTATTTGGGTTCTTTCACGAACTCAGCCCATTTGCCGTTGTCGAATACGCAGCCGTTTTGAAGCCAAAAACGTTCTTGATCAATTGATAATGTCTCTAAACAAGCACCCTCAATAACTTCTTTATGAAACAAACACACACACGGCTTATCGTAGTACCCTCGCTTTTTAGCTTCTTCTTTGAAGCGTTGCTCTACTTCTTCGTGCGTGGCTTCTCTGAATGGTGGAATCCAATAACCAAGATTTTTAACAACCCAAACGTTATTAGAGTTCCATCCGTATCCAATCAGTTTATATTGATTTGATGCATCGGTGCATCTAAAAAAGCTTGAGCCAAGACCCTTATACCATTTTCCAACTTTGTGTTTCGGTGTTTCCTCAGTAGGGTCTATTGGAATAGGTACGATTCGAGTTGAGTCAGGTAGGTGATTAAATGGATTACCCTCCTTCAGTTTAGACACCATTCCATCTCCCTGTTTTCCCTGTCCGGCTTGGTATGGGTTGATCGGCAGTAGCATCTTCTCTTCGGGTGTGTGAGGTAGGTTGTAAACCCTTTTGTACAACTCAAGGTACATCTCTCTTAGACTTTTGACTTGTTCAGCTAATACGGAAAAGTCATTGTTCTGCTCCTCCGGCTTCTCGATGTTTGCGGTGTCGAACTCGATTTCAACGCCACTGTCAGCACCTCTAGCGGTGTCGAATTGGATTTCCATGCCCGTGTACTCGTACTGGTTGATCAGGATTT